GTGCCGGTGAATGTTCTTTTTTCTTGTTTCATTATAAATTGGTTTGATTATTGATGCCGCTTGGGTTATTTGTTTTATCGACTGATGCCATTAGTTGTTCAATTTTTGCATCCATGAATGCATCCATTTTGGATGATGGCATCAAATTGGCTTCGATCAAATATTCGTCGCCTCCTTCAAATCCATTTGCATCCTCAAATTCGCGGGCTTCATTTCTTGACAACCAACCACCGCGGATTCCTTTGTTGTAGAAATCGGCGCGATCATTTGCGCTGGCCCTTAGCAATGAATTGAAATTGAATTTGAAATAATAAACCGATTTGTCATATTCGGTTAACAATTTGCGCTGAAATTCTTGTTCGATATTGATTGCATATGCCATTAATGTCCGCATGTAGAAATCTTGATATTCTTGTTCCACTGATGATTGTGTTCCATCCTTAGCACCAATCATTGATGCTGGCACCCCAAAGATGCGCGCGATTTCTTCGGAATCAAATTTCCTTGTGTCCAAATATTGCGCCTCCTCCGGTGTCAATGACAATTTTTCCATTTTGATGCCTTGTGGCAACACTGTTGATCGCGCCGCCCCATCGATGACATCATCCAATGATTTTTTCAATGGTCCGGCTTGTTCCGGTTTAATTTGCGAATCCGATGTCAAAAGGAATTTCAACACCCCATTTTTGTACACACCCGCATTTCCTGAAATCGCCGCCAAATCAATTCCCAATGTTTCGGCATGCAAAACAATTGGTGAAACACCGGCCAATGGATTGTCAAGACATTGACCTTTGAAATGTAGCATGTCAACCGCCGGAATAACCGATGGGTAACCCGGCGCGCTGCACTTATAGAACAATTGGCCGTCTTGCAATGCCGGTGTAATGAAATCAGGTGAAATCGGATGCAATTCGACGGCCAAAAATCTTGCATCGCGGTTGATGAATGCATATGCATTTCCGCGCAATGCCAAATCGGATGTCATATATTTCATGAAATCGAATTGTGTCTGATATGCATTTGGCTCATTCAAAACCGGTGTTGTGTAGTGAATCACCACAGTTTCGCGGGATTTGCCATCAAATTTGTACAATTTAAGGTTCAAACCGGCGATTCCATCGGCAATCACTCGAACACATGCATGGACTGATGCAATTGATAATGCGGTCCGCGGATTCACCGCCTGACCGCTTTTTGTTTGATAGCCAAAAACACTATTCAAAGAATTCATCAACCATTCGGTTGGTTGCGATAATGACGACCGCTTTTCAATTCCTTTGAACCCAAACAACCTTTTTACACTAAATTGCATGGGGCGAATTTATTTTGTTTCGAATTAACATTTGCAACAATTATCGATTTGTTTTGAGCCATCGCGACAACATGGATCGAAAAACTGTGTAATCGCGGAACCTTGGGCGATCAAAAACCGCCTTGTGTCTTTTTTCAATTTCTTCATATGCTTCGCGATATGTCTTGTGTTTTGGTAATTCCTTGTAGTATTCATTCATGAATTCATCAAGATATGTTAACCATGCATCGGATTTCATCTTTTTATTTTTTTATAGTGATACAAACCAAAAATCGGTGTTTTGTTCCTTGGCCGCCGATTGCATCGCGGTCCCTAATGCCATAACTATTGAAACCGGCCCATCCACTTTGTCACCTGATTTGGCTTTGTCGATTTTGACATTGCCGGCCGGATCGGTTCGCAATAAGACATTCGACATCATCCATCGGGTGACGGGGTTGCCGGCATGCCTTAATTGTTTATTCTTGACCATTCTTTCCAATTCCTTGGTTGGTGTTGACATGCTGACAAAACCTTGACCAAATGGAAACATTGTGATGCCTTCATTTTGTAATTCAATAACCAACTGTGATGCATTGAATCGGTCGAATGCAATGTCTTTGATTTCATATTCCGTCGCTAACTGCACAATTTTGGCCTTAATGAATGAATAATCCGTCACATTGCCTTCGGTGGTTGTGATATGGCCATCTACAATCCATTCGCGGATCGAATTGCCCGCCGCATCATTTCTTTTGCGCGCAGCATCTTCGGGTAAAAAATACCATGTCCGAATTGCATGCATTGCCGGGAAATATAGTGTTAATGCACAAAAATCGCCGGTTGATGCCAAATCCAATCCGCCGAAACAATATTCACCCTTCAAATCATCATCGCCATTGCATTCGCGCCAAATGTCATCAGGAATCCAAGTCAATTCGGTATCGGTCCAAACATTTAACAATTTAGTTTTGAATTCAACTTCTTTGCCCGCATATTCTTTCGCCTCGGTCAATGCTTGTTCCAATTTCCTTGGATATACTGAAACACCCCAATTCGGATTGGCCTTTGCCCAAATCTTTTCATCCATCCAATCATCGCCGGCATCAAGGGTATAAATCATTGAAAACAATGCATCATCTTTGATTGCACCATTCAAGACATTCACACAATATCCGCGATGGCGGAAACATGCCGATTCTTTATTGAATCCGGCGGTTGTGATGGTAAACAACAAAGGTTGTCGCCTTGCCCCCATTGAATTAAAAAGTACATTGTACAATTCATCATTTGGATGGGCATGATATTCATCAATCACCGCCATATGGGTATTCAATCCATCTTGCTTGTTTGGATTCCATTCAAGCGGTTTGTATAAATTTTGTTCATGGATGATCCGGCGGTTGTTAACTGAATTGTTGACAACAACCGCATCTTTCAACCAATCGGTGTTTTGGCACATCCGGACCGATTCGCCAAATACCATCATCGCTTGATCCAACTTTGTCGCCGCTGAATAAATTTGCGCGCCGGCTTCATCATCAGCGATTAGGCCATAAAGCATGACGGCGGATGAAAAGGTAGATTTGCCATTCTTTCGCGGAACTTCAATATATGCGCGGCTGAATCTTCGCGATCCATCAGGATTCAAAAATCCAAAAAGGTTCCAAATGATAAATGCTTGCCATGGTTCCAATATGAATTTGTTTCCCGCGCATTCACCGGTGGTGTGTTCCAATTCTTCAATGAAATTGATGGCATGCATTGCATAACCTTCATTGAAATCATATTTGCCCAAATCATCAATATATCTTTGACATGCCGATTTCACCAATTCACATGCATGAATTTTTCCTGAAATGACATCCAAGGAATATTGATGGCCCTTATTTTGGAACTTGGGATTCAAACAATGCGATTGCTAAATTTGCCAAATATTGATTTCGGTATAAATGCGGTTGAATTGACCATAATCCCTTTTTGTCACAACATTTGAATTCACCGCCTTGACTGCGGGTGATGATGAAATGTTGTCCAAAGGTTTCAACCCTGAATTCCAATGTGATGCCTTTTGAATCAATTTCAAATGCGGCGATTGTCTTTTTTGCCATTATGCTGATTTTTTCTTTAATAGTTCCAATTTTGTCACTGGCTTTGCATTTGTGTTTGGAATGCGCGCCCGCGCTGATGGGGTCACCCCAATCAATTGTCCTAACTGCATTGCTTGCTTTACCAAATTTTGTTTTGTTGTGAACCATGGATTGACTTTTGGCCCCTGATCGGTTTCAATTACCATCCCTTGTTTTTCCACAACCTTGACCGCCTCATAATAATTCGCCATTGTTTCAGAATACATTGCGATGATTCCCAAATCCACCCCGACCAACATGTTGATCTTTTTTAATTCCATGCACATTTCATCAAAAACTTTTTTGGCAATTGGTGATTTGAATTCGATTTCGGTTGTTGGTTGTTCTGTTGACATGGTTAGTTGCATTTCATTTTCAATAATCCACCTTTTATCGGCCGTTCCTTGAATCTTTTTTAGTTCGGTGGGTAGTTTGGGTCGCCCTCTCATTTTGATGCTCTTAAATCGCTTGAAAATTGTTTTCTCGCGGGTGTGAGAAAGATTGACCCAGCGGTTTGGGGTCGGTGTGTGTAGATATCAAACCCCCCTATGGGGTCAAATGGGGTATAATTCATAACCTTGATTCCTTTCCTGACTTAACCGCATGACATGAATTGCACAAAGGTTGCAAGTTATCGCGGTCGGTGAATGATCCACCCAATCGAACCGGATTGATATGATCAACCATTTGTGCGGTGGTGATGTTGTCATTGCTTCGGCATTCGCGGCACAATGGTTCGTCG